TGGACGATTGGAAACAGGCAGCAATTAAAGATGAAACAATTGCAAGTAAGATCGCAGTAGGCGGCGCGAATAACGCTCCAGCAGCGAACGGTCAACAAGGTGGTCAAGGTGGTGGGCAGCAGCCGCAACAACCAAAACTGTCAAATGCCACTAAAGGCTATATGGCAAATCTTCAATCATAAGGGTTAAAACATGGCTACTATTCAAATCGCTGATATTTATGATCCGTTGCGCTTTACCACAATGGCACAAGAGCGCCAGATCGAAAAGAACGCATTCATCCAATCTGGCGTACAGGTTGGCAACGCTGAACTATCAACACTATGTTCGCAATCTGGCTTTGCTGGTGAGATCGACAACATCAAACCGCTAACTACCAACGAGCCGACTTATACCAATGACAATCCGACTGATTTAATCACGCCGGACAATCTTGGTACGCAACAAATGAAATATCGCAAGGCTGCTCGTGCGAAATCTTGGTCTGCTATGGATTTGGCTCGCGGCATTGCACTGCAAGATCCAATGGTTGGCATTACTAACCGAATTGGTGATTACTGGGCGACGGACAACCAAAAACGCCTGATTTACTCATTGATGGGTATCCTTGCTGACAACGAAGCGAATGACGGCGGCGACCTTGTTCACAACGTTGCAACAGATGATGCTGGCGCGATTACGGATGCAGAAAAAGCGTCTGCGCTAAACTTCATTCGCGCGCTTGAACTGACTGGTGATAGCCTTGATCTGATTGGTGCGTTCGGTATGCACTCAGCTATCTACTATGGCCTGTACGCAATGAACTTGATCACGTTTGTTCGTGAATCGGAAGATGCATCATTCGCCACTTTCCAAGGTAAGCGTGTTGTTGTCGATGACGCACTTGTTGTTACACAGGGTACAAACCGCCCAACATACACTAGCATCCTGTTTGGTGCTGGCGCAGTTCAGGCTGGTGAAGGTAATATGCCTAATACACTAGCCTCTGAAATGGAGCGCAAGCCTGGCGCTGGTAACGGTGGTGGTGAGACTCTAATTTACTCTCGCCGTACTGACATTATCATGCCTGTTGGCTTCTCGTTCACTAGCTCTTCTGTTGCGGAGCAATCTGCGACTTATGCAGAGCTGCAAGCGGCAGCTAACTGGGATCGAGTTTGGGATGCGAAAAATATTCCGTTGCGATTCCTGAAAACCAACGGTTAATTAGCAAAACAATGGGGAGGCTTGTCCTCCCCTTTTTAGTTATGGAGTAAGTAAAATGGCTGATAAGAAACCAACACACGAATCGCTACAAGCTAAAATCGTCGAGGCAGAGAAGGCCGTAGTTGCAGCGAAAGAAGAATACAAGGCGTTCTGCAAAGAGAATCCTTACGAGCTGCCCAAGCAGCCAACCGTGCATGAACTAATTAAGGCGCGCCGAAAGCTGTCTCCTGACAAACCAGAAGACCACGCAAAGGCAAATGCGGCAGCTGCTGCGTCAGCGCAAAAAGCTGCACTAAAGCAAGAACTGAAAAGTGAGGGCTAATCATGCAATCAATGACAGCTCCGAGAGGCCGCGCAATTACAGCTTCAACACCTGTTGATATTATCGCTACTTATGGCGCACCGGTTCAGTATCTGCAAAACAACGGCGCAACCGATGCTAACGTGCTATTCAATGGCGGCGTCGCTTTTGTGATTAAGGCCAGTGAAACAATGCGATTTGATCCGCCTGTTTATGGCGAGATCAACTCTGACCAAGATTTGGTTGCACTTGCTTAAGGTGGTTTATGGCATTTATTCCAAAGCATGTTAGGGCGCTTCTTGGCGCTCTTATCACTAGCCCCGACAAAGAGACATCAAGACTCCGAACAGACCAAAGCCAAACTGGCTTTTGGGAGAATCGCGAGTTTCGTATTTTCCCGCCTATTGATACATCTGGCGGCAATGTCGTTATCAAGATTGTCGCACCGATCAACTTCATCTTGCGCTGGCAGTCTTTACAGGGGAAGGAAGGCATTGTAAATATGAAAGCCTACCGACTTGGCGAAGGTGCAGAAGGCGGTACGTTTGCTGATACGATTTACAAGCTGCCTAACAACATTATGTCTGATGCTCCTGCTTATACGCCACAGGTTCAATATCAGACAGGCGGAACATTTACACCAACAACGCCAGCAAACTACAAAGACATACTTGAGGTGCAGGTTGCGAACGCAACAGCGCAAGCCTCAACTGTTGGCTCTGCATCTGTGCCAGAGCGTGGACTATCTGCAAATACCTATTACTTGGTTTTCAGTGGCGGCGGCAAGGCTAACTTCTTCTCTATAATTGAAGAGCGCCCATAAATAAAGCCCTCATTGCGAGGGCTTTTGTTTCTTGACGTGCAATTACAACTCACCATTTGCACGAAGGGCAACCCGGCACATTTCTAGGAACTCATCGTCATCAGGATTGAACAGAAATTCCCAATCAGTTGATGATACAGTCATGCCAGAAAAGTCGTCGTCATTTTCATCACAAACTGAATCGAGGTAGTTTTTTACTTCATCACGCCAATCAACCGGCTTTTCGATGCGGCGATAACATGCCCAAGATTCAACCTTGTGGCCTAGCATTCTTAGTGTTTTAATTACTTGCCAACTACAGCAAATGCTGTAATACAACTCACCACGCTCAAACTCATCCTTCAAATCAAAGATCGACTCGGTGACTTTTTCATACTCAACGCGAACTGGTGGTTTTGGTGGGATTGGTTTTATGCTGGATAGCAAAAAATCCAAACCAAAATAGGTTGCCACCGTTTCAGCAACAGCCCCATTTTTATCGACACAAGCAAACGTATCTACCGAAAACATGGTGCCATTTCTGCTTTTTATGCTTGATTTGTCGATCAATGTGTAGCCATCGCCATTTCGCATTTCAAAATAATGCGTCGCTCCAATCTTCTCTACCAATTCATAATCAATTTTCATCATCTCTCCTTAAAGTCCAGCAACCCAATCAGCAATCGCCGGTAGTAAATAAAAAGCCCAGAACGCAACGACGCAAAGTGCGGCAATAACGTTCATTGTCATGTTGAATTCTTCTGCGCGTTCATCTTCCCAATTGTCGCCGTGAATCCACTCTTTCTGCGCGGCGCGTGTGTGTTTGTTCATTTTCATCTCCTTATCTGTTAAACGCAGATTACCACCACTTCCAAACATCAACCGTGACGACTATCACAAAACACCAAAGAATGATGCTTGCGATAATCTCTGCCACAGTGAAATCGTTTCGTGTTGGTGTTTTCATGATAGACGCCACCTCACAATCACACCCCTACCATCCGCAGACATATTTGCTGCGATACCTTTTGCAGTGAGCGCATCGTAATGCGCCCGTGCTTGTTGTTGTAGCCAATATCTGAATTCGATCATGACTCGGCATCCTTCATTTTCAGAAAGCAGATCATTGCTGCGCGGAGTGGGTTCTCATCGTCCGAGATGAAAGAATTATTAGACTCATCACTAGTTGCCATTGAAGCGCTCGCGTAAATACCGTGACAATCATCGTACCATTGTATGCATATATTGTTGGAAACAATAATAGGCCATGCATCTGATGGGTTGTTGCAGAAATCCAAATCCTGAGGCCACATTTTATAAGCGTTAACCTGAACAGCGCTTCCGTTGTTTAATCTGTAAAACTTAAAGTATTCAGGATCGCTTGGGTGATTGTATTTCAACTTGGCAACTGCCTTATTAATCTCAAAATCGCTCATTTCATCGTAGTTCATAGGAACAACCCTCCATTTCCAACATTACAAGAAAACACACTCAAATCGTCGCTGTGCTGTTTCATTTCTTGAGCGGTACGTTTGTATGCCTTGTCACGCTCAAGCACCTCTGTGATGATTTCAGACGCCTTAACGAGCATTTCTGCCGCCATGATTGCATCACCTTCGGCCGATAGGTTCATTGCCTGCACGATAAAACAATCAACTTGATCTTGTTCGTCGCAGGATTTTAGCGAGTAAAATTCGGTTAGTTGGTTGCGGTTCATAACTTACCACCATACCCATGATTGATTAATTTAAACGACTGCTCGCCGTTCTGTTCGGTTGATACTTGCACCAGCAGTTTGCGATCATCGCCAGATTGAATCCAACCACGCAAGCTGCCGCGGTTTACGCCAATGTCGCGTGATGTTTTTGCCTGGTTGCCGCGATTCATGACAAGAACGTCAGAAACAGCGCAGACTGTGATTTGTGTTGTGTTGAATAGGGTCATTTGGGTTCTCCTTTGTTGATGCGCAAATTATAACCACAACCACCAAGCGATTAACGTGATAGGAATCACAAAAAAAACAATACATACAGGTAAATTAATCGCCTACGTGACAGCACTTTGTCATTTTGGTCATTGCTAAGTCATTGATTTAATTAGTGCAAATGACAGACAAAAAAGTTGGTCATTGAGTTGGTCATTGCGTAAATTATTGATTCTAATGACTAAATGACTATAAATGACCAACTACACATAATATGAGTAACATTTAGAATGAAATAGGTATTTCGCACGCGTAATTTATAGTTATGGGAAAATAGCTACACTTGGTCATTCTGTCATTTTTCTTTTAAAATCATAGATATGACTAATGACAGACTGTTTTAGAGTTGGTCATTGGTTGAAATGTGACTCAAATCACACAATCATGCTTGCAAAGTTTTGTATTGGTGTCTAGTATTTGTGGTGTGGCTAGAGGCGAATGGGACAACGCAATCATGAATCGGTCGCAACGATGATGAGAAACAGCTGGTTCGGAACCAGTCAGCCGCCGCAGGTTTCCCGCCTGCGTTATCAGGTTTAGGGTGGTGTTATCGGTTCACTATTAACAAAACCGTTGTCAATTTTGTTTAGTGGTTTGTGCGGCAATGCGCTTCCTTGGTTGATTCATTGCGATTTGCAACACTTGGAGAGAGTCAGACCACTAAACAAAACACCCTGTTACAGCTCATGTGTCAGTGTTCGATTCATTGCGCAGGGTGTTCAATGGCGCTAAAACTATAACTTCTGGCTGACACTGTTTGTTATTCTTAGTGCCATTAACCTAATCAGGAGTCTCGATTGAGTAAATCATCACGCAACTACACGCCAAACAAGCGCAAAGGTTCACAACCTGTTCAGACAAAGCGGTCGCCAAAGAACGCTTGGAAATGGAAAAAGCGCGTTGAGTATGCAGTTAGGATGATGAATCGTGATTTTTATTTTAAGCATCACTAGTTCAACTGGATAGAGCATCGGGCTTCTAACTCGACTGTTGCAGGTTCGAATCCTGCGTGATGCGCCAAGGAAGATTGGCAGAGTGGTGAATGCAGACGGTTGCTAACCGTTACAACGGTAACGTTGCATAGGTTCGAATCCTATATCTTCCGCCAAATCCACATAGCGCCGTGCCTGGCTCGCTACCATAGCACCGCTAGCAACAATGCTGTAAAGAAAGCTGAGTTGCACCTGAACTACCCGTCCTTGTGGCGGGTTTTTCTTTTTGTGATTGGTGTCACGGTAAATATCTAGCAACCTGCTAAAGTTAACGCAAATCAAACAAAGGAGATTCAAAATGACAAAGCATGTGCACGCCGAGATGATCAAAGCGAAAGCTGACAATATGGAGTTGGTGGTTTTCGTTAAAAATGATGAATGGGACTTAACTGAATCTTGTAACGATGCATTAATGTTTTTCG